CTCGGCCAAATCCGTGAGCTTGATCTGCTGATCGACCGAAGCATCGCGCAGCTCATTCAATGCGCGAGCGACGGTCAGTTGATCCCGCAGCTTGCGGTTTGTCTGATCTTGCGCATCCTTGCTCTCTTGCAGATCCTTGGTCTCCTTGGCCCGTATTTCTGCAACTTTTCCGGCGAAGTCTGTATCTAGCTTTGATTTTTCTAGCTTAAAAACAAGGGCTTGATTGCCTTTCTCTGTTGCATCGGCTATTTCGCGTTCTATCTGAGCGCTTTTTTGCCTTGCAGCAATCATCGGTCTTTGGGCTTCGAGCGACAACGCTTGGATTTCGCGTTGCAGCTTGAGCTGCTCTTTCAGGTCGCTCGCCGCTTCACGCGCTGCTGCCTTGGCGGCGCCGGCGCCAGACCTGCTTTTGCCGCCGTCTGGTTTTGGCATCGAATCGAGCCATTTCTGAAGTGGCGTGCGTTCTGCAGCTTCTGACCTGAATCGACGAGGATCAAGGCCAACAACACCTTGCGCAAACAGTCTTCTTTCGGTCAGCTTCTGTTGTTCCGCCGCAATAAATGGAGACATTGCGGAGACAACCAATGGACCAACAACAGGAATCTGCCCTAATCCCTGAAGCCCGCCAAGGCGCCTCAGTCGATCTTTTTGCTGTTTATCTTGACGCTGTAGCTCCTTTCTTTGAGCCTGCTGAGCCTTAATAACAGTTTCTCGCGTTGCTCCGCGAAATTCAGCGGCTGCACCGCCCCTGACGCGTCTTTGCTGAAGGTCTTTAAGGCTAAGCGCCTCTTTTGCAACATTAGTGATATAATTGACTCCAACTGTAACAATTCCAATTGTGGCCAATCTCTGAAGAGCCGCAGCTAAGAGACCGACCTTTCCAGCGGCCGCGCCACTTGCATCGCCAGTGATTTTTACATTTGCAGATGTTACAGCCAGCATGGACGCAATATCAATTGCTTTTATTGCTGTCAGTGCCGCGCCAAACAGCTTTATAGCTCCAACCGCAAGACCAATATCAGCAATAAATTTCAAGGTTGATCTATTATCAAACAAAAACTTCAATGCAGAAGCAATATTCTTGGTAGCTCCAACAATTGCAGGAGTAATCTCTAGAAGGAATCTAGCGAAAGCATCCTGGAATTGTGCGCCAATTGGCTGCAGGGCGTTGCCAATCTCTTTTTGCAAGTTCTGGAACGCGATTTGCGCCCTGGCACCAGCATCGACGCTGGAATCGGCAATAACCTGCGCAAGACTTGTATATTTAGATCCAACAAGATCCACAAACTTCACCACATCCGCTAATCCAACCGTTCCCTTTTCCAATCCGTCACGAAGCTCAGGCCCCGTCTTGCCTGCAGCCTGAGCAAAAAGGGCAAACGTTCCAGGCAATCTTTCACCGATCTGGTTCAGCTCTTCAGCACTGACCTTGCCCTTCGAGAAAATCTGACTCATTGCAAGCAGAGCGCCTTGCACTTGCTCCGCACCGCCACCGGTGGCCTTGATCGCCGCAGTGATACTGCGGAAGACGGCCTCAGAGTCGGCCACATTTCCACCGGCCCCTTTGATCGATGCAGTCAACTTGGTGAAGCCACCGAGCGATTCAAGCTGCGAGACATTGAAATTTTTAGTGACCTGTTCAGAGGCTCTAAGAGCACGCTGGTACTCCGCTTCACTTCCGGCAACACCCTTCAGCGAAATTTGCAGCTTCTGAATTTGAGCTGCATAATCAGCGGCGCCAGCAATTTGCTGCCTGAACATCCCAACCTGAGCACCGGCAGCCGATCCAGCAAACGCGCCGCCCACAATGCCAAGGCCTGGGACTGCAGCACCAAGAGCGGCACCGCCAAGGCCGCCCAAGAAGCCTTCAGGGCCGCCGAAGATGCCGCCGGAGATCACGGCGCCAGCAGTCTGAACGGCTTGGGCTGGACTGATTCGATTACGGCCAGTCAGTCGATTAGACCTTCGATCAAGATCATCCAATTGCCTACTAAGACTGGTGAATTCATTGCCTACACCGGGAATTTCATCGCGCAAGTCGATAATAGCATTTTTTAAGCGATTTATGGAGCCAATGCTGCCATTATTTGCTTTACTCGCTTTGTCAACAGCGGCCCGCAATTGCTCCATGCGTTGCTCAGCCTGTCGAGTAATTTCGTTTTTAATTCGCAAAGCATCCACTTCGGCGATATAAGCCCTACGGTTATCGTCTGCTTGCTCAGCAGTGGCCTGGGGGCCAAAGCGACGACCGGCAGCACTTCCTGGTTCGTTTTCTCCAAAGAATCTTGTCCGTTGTTCTTCACTGATAAAAGGAAGCGCTCCCCCACTCCTCGCAAGACCTGTGCCTGCAGCAGTTGTCTGACCAGCCGCAGGGAGCAACAAGGGAGTGCCTGCAACGCCCTGCTGAATTCTTTGGCGCAATTCAATAAAGGCCTGCTCCTGTTGTCTAACAACAGCGCGATTGAAATAATTGCCACGAGTGCGAGCGTTGGCTGCGTTTTGTTCCGCAGTTGCCGCTTGCGTCGCCATATCCGCAACATGTCGATAACTGTCTCCCAGTTTCTTTAGCTGACCCTCCAGTTGTCGAACATTGTTTGCGTTTTCCGCATAAACCCTTGATCCCTCGGCAGTGCTGGTGTCCAGTTGCTGCATTTCTGCACGCAAAGCCGTGATGGCTTCTTGCAGATTTCGAGTGCTATTTTCTACTGTTTTAGTTCTTAGGCCCATGACAAGAGCCTGGGCAAAACCACGCGTTACTTCGGTCGCTTGGCGCTGAACACCAGCAAGCTGCATTTGTGTTTGCAAGTACTCAACGCTGGTGCGATTGAGATTTGCAAGGTCTTGATTCAGTTCTTTTATTTGCTGAGCGTAGCCCGCGTTTGTGTTTGGCAATTCCGGCAGGGAAGCGCCAGCAAAGCCAAATCGACGCAGATACTCGGGATCTTGAGTGATCGCAGCAGATTCCGCGATTCTGCGACGCTCAAGAATACGGGGAGCACCAGAAAGTTGATTCAGTCGACGCTGCGCAACCTCTAGCTTTTCAGCCGACGCCGTGCCCTCTTGTAAAATCCTAGTATAATTTTCCCACTGTTTTAATACTTTATCAGGCTTTACAGCCAGTATTTGACCCAAAGACTTATAATGTTCTCTATTTGCTTGTGATCCGCTATTAAGGGTGGCAGTTAGTTTCTGAATATCGGAACCAAGCTCTTGATGAATCTTGCCGTTCAAAGAGGCCTGGCTCCTCAGCTCTTGAAGAGACTTGATATGCTCGCGAATGGAAGACGAAGACTGATTATGGGCCTGCGTCTCTTTGACAATTACATCCCGCAGAGCAGCTATCTCTCGATCGGTAAGTCGAGATTCCTGTCGTAATTTAGATAGATCGGCATTAAGTTGTTTCCAAACATCAGAACCGCGCTCGGCCTCGCCAAGCAAGCCCCTGAATGCTTCTTCTAGCCCCTTATTTACACGCTGGGTATTTCCTGCTTCTTTTGCAAAATCTAAAATCTGTGCTCTTACGTCTTGAATCTGATCGCCGGTCAGATTGCTGACCTTGCCAAGTTCTCTAAAAGAACTTTTGATCTTTTCAAGCCCCTCGAACCCCTCAATGCCAAGGCGAACCAGGATGTCGGTGACCTGTTTAGGTGCCATCGCTGTTCTCCTTGGCGAGCTCGGTGAGAGCGGCTGCTTCCATTACCCGCAGCCCCTCCATCATCTCGAGGCGATCATCAACCGAGTATAGGTCCAATAGACCACCCGGCATCAGCAGTACCTCGTATTTTAATCCGAGGTAGCCGGCCATCGTCGTATTCCATTGTGTTTGCATTCGCAAAAACATCATAACAATATCCCAATTCTCTTCCCATACATCAAAATGCTCTTCAGTATTTTCTTCAGGCTGAGCAGGGAGCACAATGCCAAACGCGGCAGCGTCCTCCCCACTTTTATCTTCTACGCGCTTGCCGCCTTTCGTCCAAAAAATGGCGGCATCTTTTAGTTTCCCGCTTTTGCTCCATCAAATGTCTCGGTGTAAGCCTTGAGCACGCCACGAATCCAATAAGGATCATCGGAAAACTCTTTCAGGGCCTCCATCGAGAAGGGAACGTCCTGGCCGTCTTCATCAGAGATGCCATCCCACCCGAGGACCACAGACTTCAGGAGCTGCAGGTCACCTTTTTCAGATAACTTGCTGAACTCATTGCGCCCGAGACGCTTAAATACAACATCAAAAGTGCTTGAATCAAAAGTGCCGCCGTCACTGGGCTCTTCGACGGTAACGGGCCACTTGAATGTCTTGACCTTTTTGCGGACAAACGCCATTGACTGGAAGGCACTGCTCTCTAATCATACACGCAATAAAAAAGGGGCGGTCATGGCTCCGCCCCCTGCTGAATTGACCTGCCAGCCGAATCAAGTATAAACAAGGCTGAATTCATCGTTACCGCTTGTGCTAGGCACTGCGGTGTAAGGGATGTTCAGCATGTGAATGCCGTCCTGATCGCTGTAGGACACATCACCGATGTCGATTCGGGTGGAGGCAAAATCGATGATGTTGCCAGCGGTCTGGCCGTGCTGGAACAGCAAGTTGCCAAGGCTGCTATCGGTCAGGGCGGCAGTGAAGTAGTTCTTGGTGGCCATTGTGACGGCCTCGAGAACCACAGTGCCGGTGGAAGCGCGATCGGTCAGCAGTACTTCCTTGGTGCAACCAACGAGCTCGCGATACACCAGGCTGTTGCCCACGTCGAAGGTTACAGACTGCAAACAGCCGGCATAGGACAGCAGCTCGAAGCCGGTGGTGTTGCCGTTTTTGAACACGACAGGCGTGGCCTGGTTCGCGTAGGTCACGGCCGGCAAGGCGGTGTCTGTTGGCGTATTGTAAACACCAGTGAAGGTGAAATCAATGGTTGGAATTTGTCCAACAGTGCCATTGATAGTGAAGGTGCCGCGAGCACCTGTAACCTTATGCAGGACACCGTCAATGTTGTAATAGATAGTTGCGCTGCTAAAAGAGGAACTCACCGGGGCGTAGGTGACGCTTGTGGTGGCGACAATTGTCTCACTCAGGCCGCAGGCCTTCAGGGCCTTGCCGTAACGAGGAGCGGTGCCAGCGGTGCCAGAGCCGGCCAGTTCAACACTGAAGGTGCACTCCACCCGGGTGTTGGCCAAAAGCTGCTCAGAGGCGCCCAGGTAAGGGCGGACCAGGTCGCGGCTGACGACGTCACTCTGCAGGGGAGTGATGTTCAAATCCCTGACCAGAACCGCGTCTGCGCCGTCTGGAGTCGGATCCGTCCCGTACGTCGATTCCGTCTCCAACAGAATCAGGCGCTTGCGAGTCAGAAGAGCCATTGGAAATTACCTCTTGGGTTTCAGGGGGAGCGGTGCGTTCGACAAGAACACGAACGCCAGTTTCGGGATCCAGGATGTAGGAGCCACCCTGCCCATGGAACTCATCAATCATCGTAGTCGCCTCAGGTTGAAAGATCGCCCACTGAAGTGCGGTAGCGAACAATGTAAATGGAAAAGATAACGCCAACAGGAGTGTCAGCGTCTTGCATTGTAAATTCTGTTTCTCCGGGTTGAACATCTATCGCAAGTCCGCCAAGGGTAAGATCTGCCATGATCGCAGAATGCGCTGCTGCGACGATTGGATCAGATAATTGATCAGGGGTGTCTCCGCGCACGATGACAGCGACTCTTACCTGCATCGAATGATCGAGAGTTGGAAGTGACGTGTTTTGCTCCACATCGTTCCGCACTGGCTCAACGATCACAGCCGGAGACTCGCCCCGGGCGAGCGGGGTCACCCTGCTGCGATACACGGTGGCGCCCAGGGTGGCCGAACCGGTCAATGCAGTCTTGATGGCTTGAAGGATCAGTTCGCGCTTGGTGCTCATGAATCGATTTCTGTTGCGATGATTCGACCGCGCTTGAAGGTGATGTCCTCGGTGCCGCCGTGATTAGCGATGAGCAACGAAACCTCATCGTTCGCCGCCATGCTGATGATCCAGGTTGTCACCAGACTGACCTCGGGCGTGCCGGTGCCGGTGGTGGTGGCATCCTCGAGCAGAAGCGATCCGACGGCGTTCAGGTTTACGCCACTGCGTGATTCCGTTTGATCAATTGCAGTACCATTCTTGGCCAGCTTGATGCCAAGAGTCTGACCACTGCTCGTATAAGCATCAATGCAGACATAGAAACGCATCAATTGCGTCAAACCGCTTGTATTCTTAAGCGCAAAAAGATCAGTTGTTCCCAGGGACATCCCAAAGGCAGTAGAGCTATCCAAGGTTGCAGTCAGGCCAGTGCTTTTGTAAACACCTTGGGTCAAGCCAGTAACCGTACCATCGGTTGTTTTGCTAGCCTGACCCCTAGCGGAAACCCCATTAAGATAATAAGAAAGAGAATTCCAGGCAGTCGTGCCGTCGCCGATCTTGAACCGTCGGCTGTCGGTCTCAACGCCGACCTCGCCGTTCAGCAGGGTTGGATTGGCTGCGGTCCAGTTGGCGGCGACATCGCGACGAAGGCGAATTCGAGCAGTGCTACTCATGCCGCGCCACCATCAAGAACGTTGCCATCAATGTACTCAGAACTGGCGCTTCCACCATCCAGGTCTGGATCAAGTTGTACAACACCCAAGTCATCGATTTCAACTTCGGCACCATTGCCATCAACAGATGCGGTTGTGACCGAAGAAGGAGTCTCTAAATCCCTTTGCAGGCTAATCTGAACAAAAACGCCATCGTGCACAAGCTGTGTTGCACGCACTGTGTAGGGCACGCCATTTACGGTTACTTGCGACCCGTAAAGCAAATGGCCAAACTCCGAAGCTGCACAAGTAAGCGAATAATCAGTCGAAATGATTTGATTGTCAATAATCATTTCGCTCGGCAAGTCAAAAATGCCGAGGCCGGAAATGGCGCCACTGACAACAGT